ATACGTGAAGGGTATTCAATAATTATTTTTTGACTAAAAGCTTTTTGTGTATCCCCTGCATATTGAGAACTTGACCAATATTCTTTGTTAAGGATTCCTGGTATAACAGCCTTTTGTTCATACATCTGATAAAGCTCGTCACTTGACGGCAAATACCACTTTCCAGATTGTCCTGTGTTATAATCATAACATAATTTTGCTGCACTTTCCGTATGTCCTGATTGTCCAATTATTGCTAAAGTGTTTGCTAATCCTGTTCCGATTGCAGTTCCTGTTGAGACGCTATCTAAAACGTTACTCCATACGCTTAGAGGATCGTCTGCCGTGCCATACCACCCAGCTTTCGCCACAATCAATCCATGCATACCGCCATCTGTTACATAAAAAACCACCGAGCCATCGGCTAAAACGTCTCCAACTTCGTAAGGAAGGACGCTGGCACGTGTTCCAAAGTCTATTGGATATCTAGGGAACCCTAGCGGTTTAGAACCTAGCGTGGACGGATATATAGGGTTTCCTTTGGTGTTGAAAACATACGACTCAATTGAAGTCATAGTATCACCAATAGAGCTGGTTTTATAAATTATAGTATTAACTCCTGCTTTCTTTTCAAACTTGTTAAATACCGTTCCATATCGTGAAAAGAAGTTACGGTTTCTTAATTTCACGTCTACGATATAAGACCCTTCATAATGTCTCGATATTATCCTTTCTACAACAACATATTGTCCTGATATTCCAAGATCAATATATTTTGCATCTTCAAAAGTCCACATATTATTTATTGCCGAAGCCACAAGATCATGACAAATCAAAGATATTTCACTTTCTCTTTGAGAGTATTGATTAAGCATATTTTGAGAAAGTGTATCGGCATCTTGATAACTCACAATAGTTTCATCTGTTAAAATTCTTTCTATCTTTCCAGAGGTTCCAGAAATAGAAGCCAATTGTGATATAAGCTGGTCGTTTGTATTTGTGATTAAAATATCATAATAACCTTCATACAAAAAAACCACCGTATCAGTGTTTACCGGCTTTGTGAGAGCGTTTGGATTGACCCTGATAGTATTTGACCCATACGTCCAAAGGAACGTCTTGGAGGTGTCTTGTTCGTCAACTCCAGCAACTCCAACGCCAA